AAAACATGAAAAATATGTCGCCGGAAGAATTCCAGACTGAATTAAAAAAATTAGGCGGTCCACTAGCAGCGTTTAGAGACCAAATGGGTGGTACTTTTGCAGATATTCCAGGACACCCATTTGCAGACTTATTTAATGAGATTGGAAATTTACAAAAATACGCAGATAAAACAATTGATTTTGAGGAATTAGCAAGAGAAAAAGCGCGACGAGACAAAATAACCGACGCCTTTACAAATTTTGAAAACAAAGTAAACGAGATTAAAAATAGTTTGAGTATAGCATTTATTGAGAGCGGAGTACTTGATGTTATTGGCACAGGGTTACAAGGCTTAGCAGATATCTTTGTTACAGCTGGTGAAGAAATAGACGAAGAAACTGGTAAAAAAGTTAAAACAATACAGTTTACTGATGCAATGACAAACCTTAAAGTTAAAATTGAGGAAATAACTGAAACCATTAAAACATTCATAAAAGATATAGCAAATCCAGATGTTAGTTTTAGCGAAGCATTAAAAAAATTGTTTAAAGGCGATGGAAAAGATGGAAAGAAAATAGATGTTGGTAAAATGTTAGGTGAAGCGGTCGCTGCAGCTTGGGAAAATATTGATCTTAATATACCATGGGGCGCACTATTTGTTGGCGGATTAGCAGGAATAGGAGCTGCAATAGCGGCACCAGTACTTGCAGTACCTGCAGGTATAGCGGTCGCAATAACAGCATTCTTTGGAGCACAAGCACTTAAGAATTTAGTATCAGGAGCATGGGATCTATTAGTTGCAGGTTTTACTTTTGGAGCAGATGTTGTAAGTTCTCTAACATCTGGCATAGGCGGGTTGTTTACTAGCGCCTGGGAAACTGTTAAAGGATGGTTATCCTTTGGTCCAGATAATACATTTAGTATAAGTGCCCTTGGAACCAAAGCATGGGAAACTGTTACAGGTTGGTTTGGGTTAACCGGATTAGACTTTAGCATCTCTGCATTAGGAACAGTAGCATGGGAAGCAGTAAAGACTTGGTTTAGCTTTGGCACTGAAGTAGCGTATAGTATAGGATCATTAGCACTTACAGCATGGAATACTGTTACAGGTTGGTTTGGCTTTGGCGAAGGCGAAGCAGCGTATAGTATAGGAACATTAGCAACTTCGGCCTGGAATACTGTAACAGGGTGGTTTGGCTTTGGAGACATGGAAATGCCTAGTATAAAAAGTATGTTCCAGACAGTTATTGACAAAGTTAAAGGCTTCTTTACCTTTGACTTTAAAATGCCTAACTTCAAATCGTTTTTACCAAAATGGATGGGCGGTGAAGGCAAAACTTTATCAGACGCAGGTGATGCTGCAGGTACAGGCGTAACAACACAAATGGCTGTAGCACAAGCACCAAGTGTAAGCATGCCTACAGAAACAGGATCAGCACTTAGTAACTTAGCAACAGTGAGTTATGCTACTTTAAATGCAGAATTAATGAATTTAAAAAGCAACATGGATAATATTGGTAAAATTGATGGCTTCAAAACTACCATTGCTAGCCTAAATGAGCTTGACAAAGGCGGAGTTTCCAAGTATAATGATGCAGTAAAGGATTTAAATGAGACATTTAAAGATTTGAATAAAACATTGTCAGAAGATAACAAAGGATTATTTGGCGGTGGAACAGGTGTTGCATCTGCAGACGTACTTAAAAGTCAAGCTATGTCCGGAAATAGCAATAATGAGTTAAATACAACTATGCAATTATTGCTCGCAGAAATGAAACAAGTTAATGAAAATACTGGTTCTAAATTGCCTAAAGCAATAAGAGAGACCGGAACCGCGCACAGTTAGGATAATATATGAGTTGGAAAAAATATTTTACACCAGTACCAACTGGTAATAACACAGAAGGCAGTTATAGTCCCTTTAGCGGTCGTGGTGGCAGTATGAATGCTGGGCCTGCAAAATCTAACTATAGTTCCTACTTACCAGACGTATATGTTGGAAGTCCAAATCGTGTTGAACGCTACGGACAATATCATACAATGGACATGGACAGTGAAGTTAATGCTGCTCTTGACATCCTCGCTGAATTCTGCACACAACAAAATACTCAAAATAGAACTCCGTTTATAACTGACTTTAAAGCAAAAGCAACAAATAGCGAAATTACAATTATTCAGCAATACTTACAACAGTGGTGTAAGTTACAAAACTTCGAAACTAGAATGTTCCGCATTTTACGTAACACGTTTAAAATGGGCGATGCATTTTTTATTAGAGATCCTGAAACTAAAAAATTGTTTCATGTTGATCCTGCTAAGTTAACAAAAATTATTGTCAACGAAAGTGAAGGCAAGAAGCCCGAACAGTATGTAATTAAAGATTTTAATTTAAATTTTGGAGAAATGGTAGCAACTACACCTTTCCAAACTAACGGAAACGTTACTGGCGGCGGCGAAGGTTATTTAACTGGCGGTGCAAGAGGCATGGTTGGTAATGTTAATACACAAAATGCTGCAGGTGGTAGATTCCAAAATGCAGATAACGAAATAGCTGTTGATGCAGAGCATATGGTACATTTAAGTCTGTCAGAAGGTTTAGATATGAATTATCCTTTTGGTAATTCATTATTAGAAACAGTATTCAAAGTATATAAACAAAAAGAATTACTCGAAGATGCAATTATTATATATCGAGTACAAAGAGCGCCTGAAAGACGTGTATTTTATGTTGACGTAGGTAACATGCCTAGCCATTTAGCTATGCAATTTGTTGAAAGAGTAAAAACTGAAATACATCAAAGACGTATTCCGTCGCAAACAGGTGGAGGAACTAATGTAATTGACAGTAGTTATAATCCTTTAAGTATAAATGAAGACTACTTCTTCCCACAAACAGCTGAAGGTAGAGGATCAAAAGTTGAAACACTACCAGGCGGAACTAATCTTGGAGAAATTGATGACCTTAGATATTTTACTAATAAGCTCGTACGCGGTTTACGAATTCCTAGCAGTTACTTACCTACCGGCGCTGACGATGCAAGTAGTCAGTACAATGACGGTAGAGTAGGAACAGCATATATTCAAGAATTACGTTTTAATACATATTGTGAAAGACTACAAAATTTATTAATCGAAGATTTTAATCAAGAATTTAAAAGATATCTTTTAGAAAAAGGTGTAAACATTGATACAGCAATGTTTGATCTTAGATTTCAACCACCACAGAACTTTGCAAGTTACAGACAAAGTGAAATTGACAATGCTAGAGTACCAACATACTCACAAATGAGTCAAATACCTTATATTTCAAATCGTTTTGCAATGAAACGATTCCTAGGCATGACAGACGAAGAGCTTGCTGAAAACGAGCGTCTGTGGAGAGAAGAAAATGACGAAACACTATCACCTGGTCCAGGTGATGCAAGTGGAGAATTGAGAGGAGCCGGAATAAGTTCAGCAGGGATCGATGCAGATTTAGGTGGCATAGAAGATGTAGCAGATGATACAGCAGACCCTGATGTAGGCGCTGATGCAGAAGCACCCGAAACAGCAACAGGTGCACCAGGCACTGACGCCCCAACAACTGACCAAACGGTATAAATACTATTATGATACTACGTGAATTATTTTATTTTGATAAAGAAACATTAGAACCAGTCGAAGATTCATCTTACGACCCAGACCTTGACGATTCAGTAGTTAAGAAAAGCGATACTCGCAAAACAAGACTAACATTATCCCAAATTAACCGCGTCCGCAAAGCAGCCGACATACATACTAAAGAGTCTAGTAAAGAACTTGACTTTATAAAGCAAATGTATGGAATTCCAGCTGTTGAAGCCGGCGGGGTGTAATGGCGAAGTTAGATAAGTCACAATATACAAAAGAACAATGGCGCAGAATAAAAGAAGCTCGTCGCCAAGAAAAAGCCGCGGCTAAACTTCAGCAACAACAAACTGTTACTCCGTCTGTTAAAGAAATACACGAATCGTTTCAGCCTAACACAGCATTTGTACTAGGCAACGGTGTAAGCAGAGCCTCAATTGATCCAGAAGATTTAAAAAAGTTAGGTAAAGTTTACGGGTGTAATGCATTATATAGATCATTCGAAGCAGATTGCCTAGTTGCAGTTGATGTTAAAATGATTCTAGAAATTAATAAGTCAAGATATCAACACAAAGTTCCTGTTTGGACAAACCCTAACAAAAGTTTTCAAAACATAAGTGGATTAAATTATTTTTCGCCTAGCAAAGGCTGGAGTAGTGGACCAACAGCACTATGGTTAGCAAGCCAGCATGGATTTAAGAACATATATATCTTAGGATTCGATTTTCAGGGCATAGATAACGAAAAATTTAACAATTTGTATGCTGATACCATGAATTATAAGAAATCTACAGAAGGACCTACGTTTTACGGTAACTGGATGCGTCAAACTAGATCGGTGTTTAAGGACCATACTGATATCAATTACCACAGAATAGTAACTGACAAAAGTTATATTCCAAAAGACCTTAAAGAAAATATTAACCTTAGTAATTTACATATAGATAAGTTTAAAGAACAATTTAGTTTGTAATATGAAAGCAAATACAGCATTTGTTATAGGTAATGGTGTAAGTAGATCAGCAATTGATCTTAACTTACTTAAAAAACACGGAACAGTGTATGCATGTAATGCTGTATACCGAGATTATGATCCTGATTACTTAGTTGCTGTTGATCCTAAGATGGTATTTGAAATAAATGAATCGCAATACCAACACAAGTATAATAATGTATGGACAAACAAGCATAAACGATTTGAAAATCTTAATGGATTTAATTATTTTGAAAAATCACTTGGTTGGAGTAGCGGCCCAACAGCATTAAGCCTAGCAAGTGAACACAAAAACAATATTATATACATGCTAGGATTTGATTATATGGGTGTAGACAGCGGGAAACTTTATAATAACATATATGCTAACACTAAAAACTATATGAATAAAACAGATAGAGCAACTTATTATCATAACTGGTTGCGACAAACTGAAGATGTTTTTAGAAAAAATCAGCAAATAAAGTACTGTAGAATAATATTACCAGATAATTTACAGACTCACAAACTAAATAGTTTTGTCAATTATAGTACAATGTTGATTGACGATTTCCGAGTAAAATTGGGAACCTAACCTCACATTTTACAAAAAAGCTCGTTTTGAGCCTGTTTTAGCACCTATTTTCAACTATATAGTAAATACTAGTGACAGCCTTACCATAGGTAAACATTTTATAGGAGACAAAAATGGCAGATCAAAATAAGTTTGAAAGTATGCTAGAAAAGCTCGTCAACGAAGACAGAGCTGGAGCAGAAGAATTATTTCACGAAATCGTAGTTGAAAAATCAAGAGATATCTACGAATCATTATTAGAAGACGACTTAGCAGAAGTTGAAGAAACAGCTGCTGAAGTTGAAGAAGCTACTGACGAAGAAGTCGATGAAGCTACTGACGAAGAAGTTGATGAAGCATCTGAAGATGACGATGCTGAAGAAGTTGCAGAAGACTTTGACCTAGACGAATTTGAAGTAGAAGCAGACCCAATGGAAGCAGACCCAGCAGATGACATGATGGGCGACATTGAAGATGCAATGGACGGCGAAGAAGATAGCGGCGAAGAAGAAATTGAAGATAGAGTTGTTGATTTAGAAGACGCATTAGACGATCTTAAATCAGAATTTGAAAAAATGATGGCTGGCGACGAAGACGAAGCTGGTGATGAAGACGAAGCTGGCGACGAAGACGAAGCTGGTGACGAAGATGACGATTCAGAAGAAGAGTCATTTAACTTTGAGTCAACTGACGAAGAAGTTGAAGAAGCTACTGACGAAGAAGTTGAAGAAGCAGATGATGAAAAATCAGAAGCAGAAACAATGCGTGAGTATGTTGAAAAAGTAACACCTAAAATGGGCGACAATGGCGCAAATGCTAAGTCGGTTGTAGCTGGTGCTAACAACATGGGCGGAGAAGCTGGAAACATTGCACAAGGCGGTGAAGAAAGTGGACGCACAGCAGATTCAGCAAAAGAAGAAGATGCAGGCAATGTAAATAAGCCAGGCGGAAAAGCTTCTAAATCTTTAAAAGGTGATTCAAAAGGCCACGGCGCAGAGAAGAAAAGCGCAGGCGAAACTGCAGACAACAAGAAATCTGTTGTTGGCAAGTAAATTAGGAAAATCTGAATGAAAAACCTACGAGAGACATTGACATTTGACCAAGCTAATATGGTTATTGAGTCTGCTAACGAGGGAAAAGACTTATACCTTAAGGGTATTTGTATACAGGGCGGGGTGCGTAATGCTAACCAACGTGTATATCCTGTAAAAGAAATTGGCAGGGCTGTCAAAACTCTCAATGATCAAATACAAGGAGGATATAGTGTTCTC